ACGCCATGCCTGATCACATGAAGGTGGCCCCGCATGGGGTCGTGCTCGAAGTCATGACGGCCACAGATGTTGCCTGTGTAGAACACACCTGCGTGAAGCGAGAAATGGCGCAGCAAAGAGTCGAGGGCGTTCATTGCGCGAGACGATAGGTATATAAAATTACAATATAACTCACAAAAATATCATTCCATCTGCTCCATCACTGTCTTAGGACGCAACCTGAGCTCTGGATAACTATTGGGACAAGCAAATAACGTTATCCGGCGCTCCAAAGACACCATCTCCTGGATGTCAACCTCTGAATGACTGCATTGTTCGATTACAAAAGTCGGCAATGGGTCGGCAACTGTCGGTTACAAGCTCACTGCAATGGTCTACTGCCAACTTCAACCCGTTCCCGTTATCGGCCACATGATAGTGACGTGTTTTCCGATCAGGCTGACAAATTTCCGCTGGGTCAATACACACGGCCAGTAGGTCGTGGTGAGTGTGATGTACTGCGACGATAGTCACAAGCGACTCTTTACTTTGGACCTAATGAATAGCCGAAAGTCCTTTGAACGGTGGCGAGAATTTTTTGCAACACTATGAACCACCGGCCCGATGTCAGCCTGATGGCTGTGGATCAGATCCCTCCGCGAGCTAGGTTGATGGGGCACCGGTCTGCTGTGGTTCCGAAAGCGGACCACTTCAGATTTACCGGGTACCCGTCTGCAATCAGCCTTGAGCACGCATTGCCAATATGGCGCTCAGAGTACAGCGGAAATGATCTGGTGTAACTAATGGACACAGGCTGAATTTACAGTCCAGAACGTTTTGAACCAATAAAGTTCACTGCAACCCTGGTGAGACCAGTAAAAATTGTGCGGCCAGCATTGGAGTCTTCCTTGTCAGACTGCAGTAGCCATTGCCTTGAATACTGCATCTCGCATCCTGGCCGCCGCTGGTGCGAATTTAGCCCACTCAGGCTTTTCTGCGATGACACGCTGCGCTTGCTCATCGCTCAATGTGTAGAGCTCTCGTTGTTGAAAATTCTGAGCGAAGTGCGGAAGTTTGACGACCTTCAGGCCTAATTCAAGCAGGGTATTGATGATGGATTTGTTCCCAAGCTGTAATTCGTGCAGTGCGTCCCAGCCAGGATCGCCGAAGATGACCACCCATTTCAAGGTGGGATAGGAACTCAGTTCCTTCACCAAGCGCGTGGTCGCGCAGTTTCGTGCGGCTGGACTTGAGGCGATGTCGGGCGCCTTGAATTTGTAATTCTCGTCCACCATCAAACAACATTTGACAATCGAAGTCGTCAAGATGTCATGGTTATCGTTCAGATCGCCCTGCAGCGTCAGACCAATGTGCTGGGCCAGCCCATGGGCCGAAAGAATCTGCTTGATTACAGTTTGTGCGCCAGCAAATGCTGCCTTACTTGCCGCTGCTGGCAAGTCCATGGTTGAAAGATATTCTGCAAATTTTTCGATCTGTCCACCCGGCGTGATGCCCACAAGAGCAATCAAAGGATGTTCGGGGCGATTGCCAAGAGGAGAAAATCGCAGGCGTTTGCTACCTTCCCTGGCCATGGTCAGATCATCGATTGAAAAGGATCCAGCCCCAATCGAGCCATTGCCTTGGCAGCAATGGTCAGCAAAGTTGATTGACTCAATAGTGCGGAAAAATCGAGGTGTTGCGGGAAATGTCTGAGAAGCAGCTGCTTGTGTCTGCGCACGAGGCATAGAAACTTCAAGCGCAGGCGGCATGGTCGGAGCAAGGGCTTTAACTGCCTTCCCTGCAGCGGGTGAGGCGAGCGATGACGCAGATGCCATCCGAACAGGAGCTTCCGGCTGGACTCCACCCTTCACCCAATCCAGATAGTCCGGATGAAGCCAGTAGCCGCGTATCGAGCTTCCGCTCAGATACAGGGTGTTCTGCTGCCCCTCCTTTGGTCCGCCTTTTGCACGAGTGCGCACCCCCTTTCCGTTCATCACCACTTCTTGGACCAGCGTCTTCAAATCCGCAGTGAAATGCGCAGCCGAAGTGTCATTGCCTTTGCCTGTTGGGTGAATGGCAAACCCGCGACGGCCATCTCTGGCGTTGATGATGCGCGGCACGCGCCGGAATCCGTCACGGTCAATGAGGTAGAAGGTCTCTTCCGAGTGTTCGGGCGAAGGAATTGTCATTTGGTGTTCATCTGTTTGATTAGACATAGCGCGCTTATGCATCTGCATTTGCCATTTGTGCTGGTCCTGGCGTGATACCCACGAGAACGATCCGTGCGTTCGGATTTATGTATTCGAACGGCGGCTAATTGACCTGAGTTTCAGGCTCTGTAGCCCGTGCTGCGCACCTTACGATCCTGGTGCATGACTGTGATAACGGATTCCTGTTCGGATTTGACGATTGCCACTGAGCCAAGGCGGTCCAGGGCTGCTCGAATTTTTCGGATGGTTTCTTCAGGAACGTAAGACAAGTAGCTCCCACCTTTTTGGAGGCGATCTTCCCCGAAGAAGTGGATCAGCTGAATTTGCATCTCCGAGATGCCTCGTTGCTGCATGCGCTCCTTGGCATGACGTGTTGCAAGAAGATGGTTCATAGTGGTCTCCTCACTTCATTGAATCAGACAAGGTTTCAAGCTCTTGTGTAAAAAAGACACGCATGACGCATTCAAGGAGCGCCTTGCGGCTGAGCTGATACAAGTCCGCCACCCTAAATACAGCGTCCAGTGGGAGCGTGAAGACACCTGCTTCCATTTGCTGGATCGTGTTCGCCGTTGCACACGGATGGAAGATGGTCAACTTTTGACCGCCGTCAGCCAAGCCAATCCGTTCACGCTGTTTTTTCAAGAAGGCACCAAAGTCAGGTGCGGTTCGGATGTCTTCGAGGGCCAGATTTTCTGAGCTGTTGCTCACTACCGTAGGTTTGAAGCCTTTACGACCATACAGCCAGCGACGGGCCATCGAGTTGTCGATAACGCCTTGCTCAACTATTAAATCGCCAGCACTGACGGCATTACGCACTGTCCGAATGTCAATGTTGGCCAGAAGGGCGATACGTTCTATGCTTAGAGGAGCACCATCGTCTAGCCCATATCGGGCATCACCCATCGTGAGAATCTCAAACCATTCTTCCGATACCCACATCATTTCGGTTTGAAGTAGCTTCAGGATGGATCCAGCATCCAGCACGATGCACTGCTCTTCTCTGCCCGCAGTGATGCCCTCCGTCGCATAGTCGTACAGTGCCATGAGTGTTTCCCAGGCATTCGATTCACGCAGTATTTGCTCTGCGTTCTTGTACGCATGAACCGGTTCCCCCAAGACTTGTTCGGCCATACCTTCCACACCGAAGAAGGTTTCCCAGTCCGTAACTGCCTGGCGGGTACAAGCGCAGAAGTTGTCAAACAGCGTTTGCTTGTTCCAGCGTTCGCTGGCACCGCTCTTGGTGAGGTTGGTCTTGCCAGGCTTGCTGGAGCGTTGTGATAATTTCTTGGAATTTGTCATGTGAAAATCATAGCGCAATTTTTCCTGCTGCACAAATATTTATGTGAATTTCAAGGAAATTGTCATTTGACGGAGATTTGCCTCCCTTCTGCGTGTTTTTTAGTTGCTGCTGCCTATGGAGTTCTATTGGTGTTGGTTAGTGGAAATTGTTCACACCACAGATTGGGCAGAACATTACGTGTGATCCACATCATGCTGACCTGCTGAGGCTGTTTCCCCTCAAGAATATTCATCACCAGCGATGGATCCAGCAGCGTCAGTCTCAACAGTTCGTTGACTGTGCTCGGGTCAAGCTCTTCCAGCTTGGCAATTTCTGAGCCGCTGCGGACCTCACCAGCATCCAGCAGTCGCTGCCAGTAGTGGGCCCGAGCGAGTCCCTGGAGCAGTGCAATTTGGCTGCTCTTCTCTATGCACTCGCCATTCAAGTGACCTTCGGGCATTTCGGGTGTCATCACAACTGTTTTGATGCCCGGACGGCGCTTGAGCTTGAAGGGGGTGCGCGTGGTGATCCGAAAGGTGTCGTCGCTCGTAATGTCGCTGACGGTCATGTCGCTCATGCGGGCATCTCCAGTTCCAGCATCTCTGCCCCCGTTGTTTTGGGCTTCATGGTTTCCAGCAGGGGGATCCAGTTATCTGTGCGCCAACTGACCTCAACCGTATCGTCCTCATGGAGCGTGATCCGTTCCACCAGGCTTCGGATGATGTGGCTTTTCACCTGATCAAAGTAGTTGTCCCAGATCTTCGCAGTGCGCTGCAAGATGAGCACGACCGCCTGCGGTTCTGGAATGCCAGGATTGATGGACTGGATGCGATGCCAGTATTGGTTGAGCATCGTGCCCGAGCGCAGAAAATCAAGCACCTGCTTGGTCACTTCTTGTTCGATGGGTTCAGCCGGTTGATTCGGAATACTGCTCTGGCTGGCACCTTCGTGCATCTTCTTGTTGTGCACGTAGTATCGATAGATCTTCCCAGATTTTTTTTGTGTCGCCATTGGCAGGTACAGGTCACCGCCAGGGCTGTAGATCAGACCACGTAACAGGAACTCGGTGCGCGCCTTCATGGCCCAGGTGGCCTGGCTCTTAGCCTCGCTTGTGCGTGCCATCATCTCTTGCACGCAGTCCCATTTGGCCTGGTCAATCAAGGGCTGGTGGGCCCCAGCGTAGAACTGCCCCTTGTGCGAAATCATCCCGAGGTAAACCCGGTTTTTCAGGACCTTGTGGAGTGATTGCTTGCAGAAATGCCGACCTGATTTCGTCAAGCGATTTTGTTCCTTCATTTGCTGGACCATCAGCGTGGTGGAGCCCGTGCTGGCGTATGTGTCAAAGATCCAGTTCACGGTTTCTGAATCTTGAGGATCAATCAGCAGCTGACGGTCTTCAACCCGATAGCCCAGCGGCACCACGCCCCCCATCCACAACCCCTTGCGCTTGGAGGCGGCAATCTTGTCTCGGATGCGCTCGCCGGTCACTTCACGCTCAAACTGAGCAAACGACAGCAGCATATTGAGCATCAGGCGACCGGTTGATGTGGCCGAGTTGATCTGCTGAGTCACCGAGCTGAAGCTGACCTGGTGCTTGTCAAACACTTCAACCATCTTTGCGAAGTCAGCCAGGGAGCGTGAGAGACGGTCGATCTTGTAGACCACTACCATGTCCACCTTGCCTGCCTTGATGTCAGCCATCAAGCGCTTGAGACCTGGGCGCTCCATGTTCCCGCCCGAGTAGCCCGGATCCTCGTAGGTGTCTTGCACTGGGACCCAGCCCTCGTTGCGCTGACTGAGGACATAGGACAAGCCCGATTCGCGTTGTGCATCGATGGAGTTGAATGACTGGTCCAGTCGCTCGTCAGAGGAAACACGGCAGTAGACCGCACATCGTTTGGGCGTCAGTATGCTCATGCTTCCCCCTTGGCTTTCAGGCCGAAGAAGGCAGGTCCAGACCACTGTGTGCCGGTGATGGTCTTGGCGATGGCAGACAAGCTGCCGTAAATCTGCCGGTTGTATTCGTAGCGGCCGTCGGCCAGCACTTGAACTCGGTATTCCTTGCCGTCGAATTCCCGAACCAGAGTTGCGCCGGGCATGGCCACCGCTTTGAGTGGAGTTTTGCTTTTGATCTTGGAGAGTTGCTGGCCATAGTCGGCCAGCCTTTCCCGGGTGGACTGGGGAAGGGTGCCAAAGGCCAGTTCTTGAAATCGGTGAGACAGACGAGATGTCAAGAACTTGCGGTTGGGGTGAACCGGGCGGCGCGGAAAGTGCACATCCCAGACCTTCCAAAGCTCGGGCATCTTCAAGTCGTCAAGGGCTGCGACCTTGCGCTGGATGGCATTGAGTTGGTCGAGGCTGCGCTGTTCGCGTGGGGTGATGGATCGTTGCTTCATGCGTGAACTCCTTGTTGTGTAGACGGGTTCACATTCACGCTCTGCCAGGCATGGAAGTCCACGAACTCGTCGAGATCAGTGGCGTAAAGCTGACTGCTGTGGATTTCGCTCAGCATTTGGTGTTGACTGACAGCGCCTTGCGCCATCAGTTCGCTGATCTGCGACAGGGAGAGAAAACCGCTCTTTACAGAGCGTTTGCCGAGGTGGCTTGTGGAGGGGTTCAGGTGGGCTGTCATTGGTAGAGGATTTGGTGAAAAAACCGTCCATAAATCGTATGAGCGAGCCCCTCCAGAGGTAACGTGTTTTGGCGGGTCATTGGGGGACACGAGCTGGAAACCCGCATAAATCCTGGATCTTTTGAGCCAAGGCCAGCAGCCAAGCGGCTTGGATATGCACTTTTGACAAACCTGTAAAAAGCTGTATATTTATCCAGCAATCCGGCAAAACTCATCCCAAGCCCCAGGTCTTCAGATCAGGGGTTGAGACGCCTCATTGCCAAAACAAACAACAACAAAGGAGACAACGAATGAGCCGCCCTCAGACCTACGCCGACATCTTGTTGAACCTGCCTGTCGACGACACCCTCAAAACCTTCATCGAACGCCACACTCTGCCTATGCCCGAGGGCTGGATATGGCATGACTCGATCCAAGCCTCCAAGAGCCTGATCGGCTTGATTCAGTTGCATCCGAATGCCGCCATGCGTGATCGCATCGTGGCCGGTTTGCTTGCCAGCACGCTGCTGGCTCATCCTTTGGGTAAGCAGGCAATGTTTCAGGCTGCGCATGACCGCCCGACGGAATTGATGGGGCTCATTGCCTGCAAGAGCGACTTGCACCGGGCGTTCTGGTTGTATGTCCATCACCCGGCGCTGTTTGAAGCGGCGGCCGAAATCGAATATCTGGACCACCATGGTCAGCAAGCCCAACAGCACGATCTTGGGATCAAGCATCCCATCGAGCGCGACGAGACCTCGATTGCTGCGTTCAGTGACGCCATCAAAGGTTTCTACCAGCGGGAGTTGGGGTGCGGTGAGGTTTGCGTGATCAATGTGCTGGACCGGGCGCGTGGCACGCAATTGATCTCTATCCACGCCAAGGACCTGGCCACTGCCAAGCTGGAGTTCGAGGGCAGTCAGTTGCAGCGACGGGTGGGCAGCCCAAACATCCACATGGTGCTGGAATACGCCCAGACCACTGGGGTGGCCCGCACCATCATCCGGGGCGGGGCGAAGTACCACGCCATGTTGTGCGAGGCATTTGCCAAGCACTTGTTGGGCGTGGATGCCGATGCGCAGCGAATCCAAACACCTCGGCTTAATTTGTCCAACTTGCGCTTAGGCATGAATATTCCGCAGGCGATCAATGACGGTTTCGTTGGCCTGCAGGTCAAGAGTGTGACTGTCGTCAGTGGCTGTGGCCAACTCAAAATGGAATGCACCGCCAGTGCGGCCAGCGATCAGCGCTGCGTGACGGATCTGCTGGCTGACTACTTTGGCTCAGAAAACCCACTCACCCGAGGGTGGTTGATTCAGGCGGCGGTACTCAATTTCTACCTTGCACCCATGCAGGGCAAGAGCCGCTGCTCAGTGGTCAGTTTGGAGATCACAAGCAAGGGGCGCCTGAACCTGCACAAGTTCGATGAAAAGCTGCGAGCTCAACTCGAGGGTTATCTGGTGCAGTTGGGGATCCTGAAAGGTCAGCAGGTGCTCCAACCTGATCCAGAGACTGCAAAGCTGAAGGTTCTGGTTGGTGGCTTGTTTGAGTGAGGAGCTTGAATGGAGATCACGCTGAACCAGCAAGCCATCAATCTAGCGGCCTTATTTTTCGTGCGAGGCGGCGTCTCAATGGAGAGCGGCCTGCATGATGGAGAAATCCTGGCGCTGCATGTTCTTAAGGAAGCCAAAGCAGTAGTTCCAGGCCAGATCAGCACCCGTGATGCCATGTGCGCATTTTGTGGTCTGTACCGAGGGCCGATCTTCCGGACCGACGAGGGCCTCATGGTGCAGTGTCCCGACTGTGGACCATTTCGGCTGGATCTAGCCAGTCAGCGCAGTTGGAAGCTGGATGATGAATGGCTTATTCGCCGGTTGCGCGGTGCACTGGACATTGCGCTGCACTCAACAGCATCATCGATCGTCGACGGCGTATGGGACATTGGTCGATACAAGAAGCGGCCTGTAGTGCTGGCTCGCCGGATTGATCTGGTGGAGCGCCATGGGCTACGGATTTTTCATGGCCCTGAGCCACGCAACCAAAGCTGGGTGATTACACCCAGACCGCTGGGACGCATGACCCAGGATCCGCTGGAGGGAACTGCAACCTGGTGGCAGCTGGAAGATCGTTTCGCACTTCACGGCATGGCGCTAAGGTTGCTCGGAGACGATCCGGAGGACAAGGTCGACTCCAACGGGAAGGTCATTCCGATGGCTGTACATGGGCCGTTCAGTCACGACTTCGCTTGGGTTCATTTGGAGAGTTGGCCGCATGGGCCCATCCGTTTGACAGAGGCTCAAGCCAGATTGTTTGCAGTTCTCTGGGAGTACAGGCACCTAGCTCAGTCAGCAGAATTTCTGATGAGGCACGCTGGACTGGCCAGTGATAAACCGATGGATGTTTTCAAGGTCAAGGCCGCAAATCGTGGCGATCCCCTGTACGAGGGGCCGATTCATGCCTATGAACAACTGGTCAGCCGACAGCGTCGATTGGGGCAATATCGGTTGTATTGGCCGAGCTAACTAACAGCAGGTGCCGTCACTAAGCAATTGAAATCTCAAAGCGATTGGGAACCCGGGTGGCCTGCTTGACAGCTACCGTTGGGTCTACCGACTTCACGAGGTCATGAATTCGCTGGTGATCTGATTGGCATCCGGTAATGACGGACACCAGTGCGCCTTGTGGGAATTCCAGAAAATGGCCTGTAGATTTGAGAGACTCCGAATCAGGCAATGCCTTGGACTCCTCTTGAACAATGAGCCGATATTCTTTCTCGTAGCTCCACACGTCGCTCTTGGCTAAAAGCGAAAGCAACGCAGCATCATCTGAGTCGTCGTGCAGCGTCATGATCGGGAATGTGCTGGAGTATTCGCACTTCAAAGCGGCGCAGAAAATCTTGTTTCTCAAGCTCAATTCCAGGCAAATGCCGCGATGACTGTCCGCGTAGTGTGACCACATCAGTAAATTATTAGGGTCAGGACCCAAGCAATAAACCCTGTACTGTTCATCAATGCTGCCCGCCATTTCCCCTGAGAGCTGGTTGATCAGTTTGGCTGCTGCTGCAGGGTTGTGCAAAAAAGTCTGCCGCATGCGTTCTTGAGCCTCTGGCGGCATGGGGCTTTTGCGCTGGCACAAGTCAATCGCCCATTGGGCATGCTTTTGACGCTCAGCGAGATCGTTCAGGATTTCCGTATTGAAATGTGGTTTGCAGTCCCACGGGTCATTGAACGAAGCAGGATTAGAGCAATAAATTCGCTTGTCACGCAGGAGGGCGCTCAAGCGTTCTTCACTGAATTTTTCCCAGTGATACAGCACCCGATGACCTTCTGACCAAGCGGTGATGGCCATTGCTGTGTCTATTTGCTTGCTGCCGCAAAAGCGGTGGCGGCAATCCGGACCATGCTCGGATGCAGGGTTCCGAGCTTTGGAATTTGGCCGTGTGGCGCGTGAGGTGGGATGGAGAAGTAGGCGTCGTTGAACGGAAGCTCAAGAACGTTTCTCAGGTCGAATTTGGTGTCGTAGCTCAAACCGGCGCTGGCATAGGCAGCAGGGTGCTCGCTCTTTGCGATTCTGAATTCCCCGCTGTAGAGACGGTCCGTCTTTTGGCTGGTCCCATACGCCACGCTCACGAAAATCATGCCTCCGTCGTCTTCCTTGGTCGAAATAATGAGGCCGGGGCGTGGCTTTGGTTTGGGGTGAATGTTGTCAGGGAAATGGCACCAGACGATTTCGCCAGCCGTGGGTTCCGGCCACCAGCGCATCAGGCGTTTTCCAATTCAAACAGACTGCTGTGAACGGTGCCGCCTTTGGCCTTTGGGGCTGATTTTTGAACCTGATTGAGTTGGGCTTTGGTCAAAGCTCCCTCATCTGCCTCGTATTGGGGCAGGAATTTGGTGGCCAGCTCATGCAGCGCAAGGTGAATCACTTGCGTTTCGTCAACACCCAATACATCAGCCAGACGTTTGGTCGTTGTGCGGGTCACGCCAGTTGCGCTGTCTTGCGGGCGATAACGGAAGGCGATCTGGGCTGCTGCAGCTCTCATCTCCGGCTCCTTTGAAGTTAGATATCTTAAAGATATCAAATTGACGGAGTCTTGTCAACAAGGCAAGGCGAGTCCGGAAGGGCCGCCGGGATTAAGGAACTGGAGATATCGCCAAAGTTCCTTGATCAGTTCCTTATCAGTTCCCTATTGATTTTCTGAAATAGCAGCGTTGTCCCTCAACTCTCTGAAAGGAGTGACCCATGCTGCTAGCAACACCAGCGCTTTCAACGCTCAACCCCTTGAGCGTCATGGCCCCAGAGCCATACATGCCCCCACGGCAAGTCCTGAGCGAAGCCGACTTGGCCTCGCGCTGGGGCATGAGCCCCAAGACCCTCCAACGTTGGCGAATGGAAGGGCGTGGCCCCCATTACTTGAAGCTGGGCAAGCGGGTGAACTATCCCCTCAATGCCGTGATTGCCTTCGAGAACTGCGTCCAGCACGTCTCCACCTCACAACGGGCAACTGCCTAAGGAGCCACCCGATGAATCACCTCCAATTGCAACAGGCGGCCTTGCCCGACCTCTCCGAGAGCCAGATCAGCCGTCTTCCCAAAGACCAGCTGGCTCATTTCAGCAACGCGGTGCAGCAGCTCCATGACTGGACGCTGCAGATGCGCGGCCGAATTAATAGAGGCATGGAAATCCGCTACTCCGAGCAGATTCGCCATGCCGAGAGCCTTGGTCAAGACGAAGCTGCCAGATTCCGCATCGACGACGGTGACCTGCAGATCGATGTCTTGCAGCCTAAAGAAATCGTCTGGGACCAGAAGCACCTGTCTGAAATCGCAGAACGAATGGTCGTTGCCGGTGACCGCGTACAGGACTTCATGCAGGTCCAGTTCTCGGTGGCCGAGCAGGACTACGCCCGCTGGCATCCGCTGCTGCGCGCGGCATTTCAGCCCGCTCGAAAGGAACTCATCACTGAGCCCACCTTCCAGATCCGCTGGGTAGGCGATGTCCAGCTCTGAGCGCCCAAAGCCTTCATCTTCACCCAAACACCACCAATCAAAGGAGATTTCTCAATGAACCACGACAACCACCACCAGGCCGCATGGTCTGATTTCAATGACGCCGATGCCCAGCAAGGCGAGTTCAACCTGATCCCCAAAGGCACCCAGGCCCTGGTCCGCATGGCCATCAAACCCGGCGGTCATGACGACGTCAGCAAGGGCTGGACGGGTGGCTATGCCACGGCATCGGATGAAACGGGCGCAGTGTTCCTGTCCTGCGAGTTCGTGTTGCTCACAGGCCCATTTGCCAAGCGCAAGATCTGGAGCAATGTGGGCTTGCATTCCAACAAGGGGCCAACCTGGGCGCAGATGGGGCGCAGCTTTATCAAGGCGGTACTCAACAGTTCGCGCAACATCCACCCGGATGACAACTCACCGGAGGCACAACGCGCTCGCCAGATTCGAAGCTTTGGTGACCTCGATGGTGCTGAATTTGCCGCGCGCATCGGTATTGAAAAAGATGGCCAAGGCGAGTACCGCAACATCATCAGGCTGGTGATTGAGCCTGACCACAAGGAATACGCAGAGCTGATGCAGGCCAAGCTGCAACGTGATGGAGGAACGGGTGGGGGCTCTGGCGGGGCCCCAGCGACTGCCGTACCCACATCAGCGGCGCAAGCTCCTCAGCCGGGGGCCAGCTACACCCCCCGTCCCGGCAACGTGCAGGGTCGGCCTGCGTGGGCGCAGTGATGGCGAGGCTGCATGAAGTGCTGGGTGTGCTCCCGTCAGGCCAGAGGATTTGGCCATGTGGATCTGCGCTTCAAGGTGGGGCATCCCAAGCGGTACCCCATCGACTGGATCTTCTGTTCAAGGCGTTGCCAAGATTGTTTCCATCGGCTTTACGCGGCCGGTGTGCGCTATCTCGAACGCGAGGGCGCATTGCCGACGGGAGTGGGCGTGATAGATCCGACTGAAGCAGAAATCGCCGCCATGCAGCAGTGCCTCAAACCTTTGGGCGAAGCCGCCAGCGAGATCGGAATGGATCGCCCGCTGTCGAGCTACACCCAGCAAGAGGCTCTGCAGCTGATCAATGCCGTGGTCACGACCTATGTCGAGGCCATGGTCCAAGAACACGAACGCAGCAAGTACCCCAGCGTACGTATGCAACTGGATGCCCAGCCAATCAACTGAGTTGAGCGTCCATCCAACCTTTACCAACCAACTGATGCAGACGGCGAAAGCCGTCTGCAGGGACAACTGTTTTCATGAAAAAAACCAAACCAATGATTTCTCCAAAGAGGCAGCCAGCGCATATGGCGGCTGACTTCGCGGAGGACTATCTCGTCACGGCCGAGCAGGCTTCGGCAGCGCTGAATTTGCCGCTGTACTACTTCATCGACGCCCGCAAGCGCACTGAGCTGGGAATCCCGTACTACTCAATCAATCGCATGGTGCGCTATCGGATCCGGGAACTTCACAAATGGCAAGTGAGGTACGCCGCAGAGCAGGTCAAGCAGCCAGATGCATCTCAAACGGGAGGTGTGCATGCTTGATTTCAACGATGTCCCCAGCGGCCATGTGCGCAAGGCAGCTGAGGTCAGTACGGAAACGGCGCGTGAGAAAGATGAAATCCGCTCAGCCCTCAACGAACAACTGGGCGTGTTGGTACTGGATATCTGGCCTTCGGGCAAACGTCGCCAGAACAAGTACCTGGTCGGCGATGTGATGGGTGGTCCCGGCGACAGCCTGGAGCTCCTGCTTTCGGGCCCCAAGACTGGCTTGTGGACCGACCGCGCCACGGGTGAAGGCGGTGACATCCTCGACCTCATTGCCCGTTACTACAGCCTCGATGTGCAGGCCCAATTTCCGCAAGTTCTCGAGCGGGCCAAGGGTTGGCTTGGCCGAGTCTCAGCCATGCCCGCAAGCAGCGTGGCAGCCAGTAAAGCCAAAGCACCTGCCGTCGATGAGCTCGGCCCTGCAACGGCCAAGTGGGATTACCAGGACGCCAGCGGAAAACTCATCGCTGTGGTTTACCGCTACGACCCCGAGCCCGGGCGCAAGGAGTTCAGGCCTTGGGATGTTCGCCGCCGCAAGATGGCTCCTCCAGAGCCGCGTCCTCTGTACAACCAGCCAGGCATGCTCAAGTCTGAGCAGGTCGTGATGGTTGAGGGCGAGAAGTGCGCCCAGGCATTGATTGACCTGGGGGTGTGCGCCACCACGGCTATGCATGGAGCCAACGCTCCCGTCGAAAAAACAGACTGGTCTCCCTTGTCTGGCAAGCACGTCTTGATCTGGCCGGATCGGGATAAGCCCGGCTGGCAATACGCAGACCATGCATCGCAGGCCATCATGCAGGTGGGGGCCAAGTCGTGCGTGATCTTGCAGCCACCGGCAGAGAAGCCCGAGGGTTGGGATGTTGCCGATGCCGTAAAGGATGGCTTTGACATTACCGGCTTCCTGGCCGTGGGCGAGAGGGTTCCTGTGGTGCATCAGATCGATGCACATGCGCCGATGCAGCTGGTCGACGGCATCGACTACACGAACGAGGATGGCTTGGCCATGGCCTTTTCTCACCAGTTCTCCGAGGACTGGCGCTACTGCGCGCCGTGGAGCAAGTGGCTCGTTTGGAATGGTGTGCGCTGGAACATCGACAAAGCCTTGTATGTGATGCACCTGTGTCGCCTGATCTGCAGGGCAGCTTCGGTGCAAGCGGATGGCACCAAGCTCAAAGGTCGCTTGGCCAGCTCTGGAACGATCTCTGCGATAGAGCGCATTGTGCGTTCGGAACCGCGTCACAGCGCTACGGTTGAAGAGTGGGACTCCAGCGTCTGGCTCCTGAACACGCCCGGTGGCATCGTGGACTTGCGCACTGGTGCACGTGGCCCACACGATCGGGATCGCCGCATGACCAAGGTCACCACGGCCACGCCGCAAGGCGATTGCCCGGTCTGGCGCAATTTTCTGGTGAACGTCACAGGGGGTGATGAAGAGCTTCAGGACTATCTGCAACGAGTGGTGGGTTACTGCCTGACTGGCGACATCAGCACTCACGCGCTCTTCTTCCTTTATGGCACGGGAGCCAATGGCAAATCGGTGTTTGTGAACGTGATCTCCACGGTTCTTGGCGACTATGCCGCCAACGCGCCCATGGACACCTTCATGGAATCGCGCTCGGACCGGCACCCGACCGATCTGGCAGGACTGCGTGGTGCCCGCTTTGTCTCGGCAACGGAGACAGAGCAAGGCAGGCGTTGGAACGAATCCAAGATCAAGGCGATCACGGGTGGGGATGACATCACGGCGCGCCTGATGCACCAGGACTTCTTCACCTACAGGCCACAGTTCAAGCTGCTCATTGCGGGCAATCACAAGCCAGCGATTCGCAACATCGACGAGGCCATGCGCCGCCGCATGCACCTGATCCCTTTCACGATCACGGTTCCTCCAGAAAAGCGCGATCCGCTCCTGACCGAGAAGCTGCTTGCCGAGCGCGACGGAATCATGGCCTGGGCGGTGCAAGGCTGCCTGCTTTGGCAAAGCCAGGGCCTGGTCCAACCCAAGTCCGTGGTGAGCGCGACCGAGGAGTACTTCGAGGCCGAGGACGCCATGGGTCGTTGGATGAGCGAGCGCTGCAACCTGGGCATCAACCACAAGGCACTGACGGCCACGCTCTTCAACGACTGGAAGCAGTGGGCCGAACTCAGTGGTGAGTACATAGGCACACAACGCCGGTTTTCAGATGCCTTGTTGGCCAGACGGTTCGAGAAGTGGCGCAACTCCATGGGCGTGCGTGGCTATCAGGGGATCGACCTCAAACAGCCCACTTCCTTGCCTGCCAGGTCCTATCCATACAACGATGATTGAGAGGAAATTTCAATGAAAAAGATTTCAGATATCGGCTGTTTGACGCAACTGACGAGTCAATACATTGGTTCTTTACGCGGGCGCGTAGACGCGCATAAAGAGAGGGAGTGTTTTGTACCGTCAAAAGCGTCAGACCTATTGTCAAAACCGGACAAGTCCGTTTTTGACTTCCCAGCGGCGCATCGGAATATTTCGTTTGGAGGGCAGGTATGAAGATCCCTCCAGCACGTTACCCATCACCCCTTGGGCGCATGCAGGCCACTCCAATGGATGTCGAGGCTGCAAAGCGCCAGGGGTGGCGCGAGCAGCACATCCTGGTCGTCTCGGATGAGGACGAGCGGCTTGACTTCTTGGAGCGCCAGCTCATTCGCAGCATTGGCGAGAGGCTCTACGGTCAGGCTCATCTCAAAGGAGGTGGCCATGGTTGAAACCTGGACAGTCGAAGCGGTGGCTGAGCGCTTTGTCGATGCGGCCAGAACCGCGAGGCGCTTGCCTCGTGTTGCGGTGCAAGGCTACGCAAGCACCTGGCCCATCGTGATCTTGCCAAACGACACGTACCCGGATCCGCAGAGGGTGTACCGCATGGCACCTCCATCCCCACAGGATGTGGAGCGGATGCTCGAAGTCATGCGCTGGGTGCAAATGCTTGAACTTGATGAACGGCACCTGGTGTGGATGCGGGCCAAGCGTTTTGACTGGGTGGAGATCAGCAAGCGCTTTGCTTGTGACCGCACTACGGCGTGGAGACGCTGGAAGAGGGACATGCAAGTGGTGGCTGATCTGCTCAACAGGCAGGCATCGCAACCGAAACGGTGAAGATTCGAACCAGAGAGGAAATTAGCGTGTTTTGGCGTGCATGCGCGGCGCAATTCAAACCGAAAAGGGAATGCGCGGTTTTTGGGGCCAAAACACGCTGCAACATTTGGGCGATTTGCCGCTACATTTTCATCTACGGTCGACAAAGGTGTGTGTGCAGCAACTGCACCGAACCCGACTTATCGCAAGACGACGATTTCCCCAGAGGCCTCGTACTCCGCCAGCTTTTCCAGCGGCAGGTACACAGTTGGTTTTTCTTCGCGAAGAACCTCAAGCCGACCTTCGACCTCCGACCCCACTCGGTATACCCCAGCAGTTAACGGCACAAAGCCGGTTTCTGCACTGGTCGTTTCATTTGAACTTTTGCGGGCCAGAACCCCGCGAACTACTTTGATTTGCACTGCAAGACATTCTCGTTTTGCGGCCAATTTTACCGGTCACCCCCATGAATCATCCTGAGATCCGTATGGTCCCAGTGGACGCGCTCGTCCCGTATGCACGCAACGCCCGCACCCACAGCGATGCCCAAGTGGCCCAAATTGCGGCCTCCATTACCGAGTTCGGCTGGACCAACCCCATCCTCACGGACGGTGCCAAGGGTCTGATCGCGGGTCACGGTCGCTTGATGGCAGCACGCAAGCTAGGTCTCAAGGAGGTACCGGTCATCGAGCTGGGGCACCTGACGCCCGAACAGAAGAAGGCCTACATCCTGGCCGACAACCGTCTGGCCGAGAACGCAGGTTGGGACGATGAGCTCCTGAAACTCGAGTTGGCCGAACTCAAAGCGGCCGACTTTGATCTTGACCTGATGGGCTTCACCGACAAGGAGCTCGAAGAACTTCTGAACGGAGACGAATCAGGCGGTGGTTTGACTGAAGATGACGCAATCCCAGATGCACCAGTAGACCCGGTATCCAGACCTGGGGACTTGTGGATTCTCGGCAACCACCGCCTCCTTTGTGGTGACTCCACCGTCTTGTCGGATGTGGAACGGCTTATGGGTGGCCAACTGGCTGACATGGCCTTCACCGATCCACCCTACAACGTGGACTACGGCAACAGTGCCAAAGACAAGATGCGCGGCAAAGACCGGCGCATCATGAATGACGATCTCGGGGAGGGGTTCTTCCAGTTTCTCTACGACGCCTGTCTGAACCTGCTTGTGGTCACAAAGGGCGCCTGCTACGTGTGCATGAGCTCATCTGAACTGCATACCCTGCAAAAAGCCTGGATCAAGGCAGGCGGCAAGTGGTCCACGTTCATAATCTGGTCCAAGAACACCTTCACGCTCGGACGCGCGGATTACCAGCGCCAGTACGAACCCATCCTGTATGGCTGGAAACAGGGCTCGGACCACTTCTGGTGCGGGGACCGTGATCAGTCGGACATCTGGAACTACAACAAACCCCGGGTCAACGACTTGCACCCGACCATGAAGCCAGTCGAGCTGGTCGAGCGTGCCATCAAGAATTCATCGAAGAGCCGGGACATCGTGCTGGATCTGTTTGGTGGCTCTGGCACCACCCTGATCGCCAGCGAGAAGACTGGGCGTCACGCCCGTCTCATTGAACTCGATCCCAAGTTCGTGGATGTGATCATCAGGCGCTGGGAGGACTACACCGGTCAGCAGGCAATGCGTGAAGACGACGGCCTGAGGTTTTCTGAGGCAAGCGAAACGGCGCTTCCCGATCCAGCAGCCCAATGAAGGTGGTCAGCATAGGCTTGCGTCAAAATCATGGGTAAGTCCCAATCATGAAATCAGACCGGCATGTTCAGTCTTCACTGCACCAAGAAGCTTCTCGATCGCATCAAGCCAGAGCTTGAAGCGCCTCGGGCCGGTACAACGCGCCTTGGTAACTGGTATGCCACTGCGCTGTTTTGGAAACCTCAAATGGCGCTTGTGGTCAATGAGAGAACGCTGTTGCCTGTGCTGTTGCCATTGGCACCAGCTGCAACGCTTGCTGAGCGATTTCCGATTGCGCTGCGAGATGTGCTGCGCGCACTCGACATGCCAGCCGAATTCATTGAGTCAGAAATCAGTGGCATGGGTGAGGTGGTCTATGCCAAGACCGCCAACCGCAGCGTTTTAGGCGTGATGAACGAGTTTGTGTTTCTGGCTGAGGGCTACCGTGACCAGGATGGATCAGTCGATCCGGTCGCTTTGTCTCTTAAGTTGGCCGGTACGCCGTGCGGTCCACTCTACAAAGGCGCAGTATTTCCGGACAAGGCTCTGCGTGAGCTGGTCCACGGCGGAGCGATTCATTGACTTTCTTCTGCAGACTGATCAACCAAGGCGTGCGCAATAGCGACCGTAGTTCGACCCAGAGGGATCGATGAAGAGGTAAGGGCGACCGGGTGCATGCACTTCGACACACAGCCTGCCATCTCCGTAATAGCCACCCTTGCCATTGAGCCAGTCGCGAGACTGGAGCAGGTTCACTGCAAATCGGTCGAACTCTGCTGGTTCCATCTCGTGAGTCTCGGTGATGTAGACGGTGCAGTCTTCGCTGCCAGCGATCTCGCTCATGGTGGCGGGCTTGCGGCCAAAGGGCAGGCGGATGCTGAGCTCTTCGACCTCCATGTCCTTGCCATCGAACTGGATGGTCAGAGGCTTGCGTTCAATTGTGATGGTCATGGTTTTCATGTGAGCCTCAGGCAGCTTGGTTGGTGATTCGGTAGATACGGTCTGCACCGGTTTGCTTTTCTGAAGTGATCTCCAAGCCCAGCTTCTTCTTGAGAGATCCAGCCATGGCGCCTCGCACCGTGTGGACCTGCCAGCCTGTTGCCTCGGTCATCTGGGCCAGCGTGGCACCTTCTGCGCGTGTGAGAAGCTCAATCAGTACGGCTTGCTTGGTGCCTTCACGTTTGGCCCGTGGTGCCTGGACTGTGATGCCAATTGCCTGCAGCCCTGTGGTTGTGGCCACGTACACCTCAGGCTCTGCGGCGCTTGGCTCGATGAGCTCGGCGTTGTGCATCGAGGTGAGCACCTTGATGCGAGCCCCGCCCTTGAGGGTGTCGGGGAAGTTCGTCAGTTTCTTTTGTGGATGCTGCGCAGCCGCTTCAAGCAGCGCGCGTTGGGTGTCCGTGAGTTTCATTGTTTGCCTTTCGATGTTGTTGATGTGTTTTTTCCTGCTTCGATCCCTGCGGCGTAAGCAGCCTCCATCGCGCTCTTGATGGCCCAGACCGCGACGTCGTGAAAGTCCAGGCGATCGCTGTGTTGTGTCTCCAGCGTCTCGATGAACAAGTGCTCTTTGGCGATCTGCTCGAGCAGCTTGTTCAGGTCCTTGTTTTGTTTCATTGGCTTGGTTCCTTTCGTTCATCCAATGTGATGGATTGACGCTCTGAATCAAGATGAAGCCAAGTCAATTTTTGAAGCTGTCGCTTATTCCTTGAAAGACGATTGAGATGCCGAGAAGTGCGCCCACTCCATGCCGTTACCCGGGTTGCGCACAGGTGCTCAACGTACCTGGTTACTGCGCCAATCACCAGTCGCAAGTGCACCGTGAATACGGGCGTGCGCGGCGCGGGTTCGACACCGAGCTCGGCTTCTATCAATCGGCCAGGTGGCGCAACACCCGTGCAGCGGTGTTACGGGATAACCCGCTTTGCTGCAGGTGCCAAGCGAAGGGGCTGTTGCAACCGGCCAAAGTCGTTGACCACATCGTTCCAGTCAAAGAAGGCGGTGAGCGCTTTGAGCGAGCGAACCTGCAGAGCCTGTGCGTGCCCTGTCACAACGCCAAGACCGCCTCAGAGACCGCGTCCTCGCGCCAGTGACCCCGTCCTGAGGGGGTAGGGGGGATGAATCTCTACAGACTGCCTTCGAAGATGCGTTGGCCTGCGCAAATTTTTGTGCGTGCAAATTGAACAAGGGGGGGTATCCCCCAAAGCCTGCAGCAAAGGCCGTGCATCAGATGAACATCAAACCAAGCGGGTGATTTATGGGTGGACGCAAGCCGCTACCGACTCAAGTCAAGCAGATCAAAGGGACCTTGCAGCCATGCCGGACCAACTACCACGAGCCTGTCCCAGAGGGCTTGCTGGTCGAGCCTCCGGACTACATGCCTGAGGGTGCCAAAGCCGCCTGGCGCTACGCGCTTGAATGTGCGCCGCCCACCCTGATTCGCAAGCTGGACATGTCTGTGCTGGAAATCTGGGCCTGCGCGGCAGACCTGTACCGACAGGCCCAGACGGGTATCGGCAAAACGGGGCTCCTGGTGAAGGCGCCCCACAGCGGCGTGCCCATGCAGTCGCCTTACCTGGCCATTGCGAACAAGCAGGCCCAAATCATGACCAAAGCAGCGATCGAGATGGGATTCACCCCGGCATCTCGTTCGCGCATCTCCATTCCAAATGAACGCCCGGGCGAGGAGCTCGATCTCTGGGAGGACATCGTGGGTTGACCAAAGGGACACAGGATGAGCACATACGCCGCGAGCGCCAAGCAATATGCTGAACGCGTTGTCTCCCATGAGATCCTGACCTGCGAGTGGGTCCAGAAAGCCTGCAAACGCCAACTCGATGACCTGATCCGCTTCAAGCGCAAGAGCAGTCTCTACCAGTTCAATCCGGAACTGCTTGACCGCTATGGCAGGCCCTACCGGCCAGCGGACAACCTGTGCGCCTTCATTGAGCGATTGCCCCACGTCAAAGGCCCACTGGCCAGCAAGATGATTGTTCTGGAGCCCTGGCAGGTGTTCATCCTGTCCACGGTCTTCGGATGGGTCAAATCGGACGGCAAGCGCCGCTTCAGGCGCTCCTACATCGAGGTGCCTCGGGGCAACGCCAAGTCCACCCTGTCCTCGGCAGTTGGCCTGTACATGCTGGCAGCCGATCGTGAAGGTGGCGCTGAGGTGTATTCGCTGGCCACCACCCGCGATCAGGCCCGCATCGTCTTTGGCGATGCTCAGACCATGGCGCGCCTGAGCCCGGGTTTCAGGAACCGTTTTGCTGTGAACGTCGGAGCGCACAACATGCATGTGCTTCAGACCGGCTCCAAGTTCGAGGCGCTCTCGGCAGAAGGCTCCACGCTCGACGGCTTGAACATCCACTTTGGCTGCATCGACGAGTTGCATGCTCACAAGACCCGAACGGTCTATGACGTGGTGGAGACCGGGACCGGCAAGCGGGACAACTCACTGCTGTGGGTGATCACCACGGCTGGCAGCAACCGATCGGGCATCTGCTACGAGGTCCGAAGCTTTGTCACCAAGCTGCTCAACCGGGTGTTCGAAGACGACTCCCAGTTCGGAATCATCTACGGGCTCGATGAAGGGGATGATTGGACCGCCAAGGACTCGCTCATCAAAGCCAACCCCAACTGGGGCATTTCGGTGCGCGAGGAGATCCTGGTTCCCCTGCAGGCCAAGGCCATGCAGTTGCCCAGCGCGGTCAACAACTTCAAGACCAAGCACCTCAACGAATGGGTGAGTGCAGATACGGCCTGGATGGACATGCGGTCCTGGGATGCCAGTGCCAATCCGGATCTTGAGCTCGATCAGTTTCTGGGTCAGCCCTGCTGGCTCGGACTGGATCTGGCCAGCAAGACGGACATTGCCGCGCTCGTCATGGTGTTTGAACACCCTGACACACCAGACGCATACGCGGTGTTTGGCAAGTACTACTTGCCAGAGGACACGGTCCAGGCGGCGGGCAACAGCCAATACGAGGGCTGGGCCCATACAGGACGGCTCTCGGTGACGCCGGGCAACGTGATCGATTTCAGCTGGATTGAAGCCGATTTGCTGGACATCTCGTCGCGGTTTTCAGTGCAAGCCGTGGCCTTTGATCCGTTCCAGGCCACGCAGCTGTCCACGCGCATGTTGTCCGAGGGGCTGCCCATGATTGAAGTGCGTCCCACGGTGCTGAACTTCAGCGAGCCGATGAAGACGCTTGAGGCCTTGGTCCTGCAAAAGAAGCTCGTTCATGACGGTGATCCGGTCCTTGCATGGATGGCGAGCAACGTGGTCGCCCACACGGACGTCAAAGACAACATCTATCCAAGGAAGGAAAGACCAGAAAACAAGATAGACGGCATCGTGGCACTGATCATGGCCCTCTCACGGGCGATCAAACCGGGCGAATCGGTGGTGCTGGGATCCGACTACGAGTTGATGGTGCTCTGACGTCATGGGATTTTTTAACTTCTTTGACCGCTTCAGAGCTTCCACGAGCGATCGCTCACCCTGGGGGGACTTCTATTTCGAACCTGTTTCGGCTCGAAGCATCTCGGGCATGCGTGTCTCGGCCGATTCGGCCATGCGCCTGGCTGCGGTCTACGCTTGCGTGCGCATCCTCTCGGAGACCATGGCGTCGCTCCCTCTCGTGGTCTACCGGCCCCGCAAGGACGGCGGCAAGGACCGGGTGACGGACCACTGGCTCTACCAGTTGCTGGGCAAACGGCCCAACCGCTATCAGAACCCATTCGAGTGGCGCGAAATGCTGCAGGGGCATCTGGCTCTGAGGGGGAACGCCTTCTGCCAGATCCTGGCCAATAGCCGGGGGGAGATCACCGAGCTGATCCCGATTCACCCTGACCGGGTGAGGATGGAGCTGCTGTCCTCGGGCGACTACAGATACCGCATCCGGGATCAGGCTGGCTCAGAGATCGTCCTTCCTCGTGGGGAAGTCTGGCATCTGAGGGGGCTGTCCTCGGATGGGCTGATTGGCTTTAGCCCCATTGAGCTCTCGCGAGAAAGCCTGGGTATGGCGCTGGCTGCGCAGGACTACGGGGCTCGGTTCTTCTCCAACGATGCCAAACCCACAGGGGGCTGGATCGAGTTCCCGGGCACCTTCAAGGACCCGGAGGCTAAGCGGGTGTTTCGAGAGTCCTATCAGGCGGCGCAGTCTGGCTCGAACCGGGGCAAGGTCCTTGTGCTTGAGAACGGCATGAAGTTCCATGAGGTGGGCGTCACAAACAAGGACGCCCAGTTCCTGGAGCTGCGCAAGTTCCAAATAACAGACATTGCCCGTCTGTTCCGTGTGCCACCGCACATGATTGCTGATTTAGATCGGGCGACTTTCTCGAACATCGAGCA